TATCCCTATAGCTAACGGTGATGATTGCTTAGAAATATCCGAGCTCGACATTGGAGACGCGACTACTGTCGGGTCTCTTGTGTGGAAATACCAACAGCTTAATGTCCCTGTACGTGACGCCGTACAGTTTGGGGCAAACTATTTTGAGTTCTGTTCGCACGGATTCACTAGACAGCCTGGAGGAGGCTGGAAGGCTCATTTGTCCTCATACGAGAGGATGTTTTATGAGACCACCATTTCTCGAGACATAGTTTCTTCGGAGGTTAATTGGTCTAAAGAGATGGAAAACCATCCAGATCGCGACTTAGTCGAGAGGTTTGAAGCGTACTTAGAGTTTCGCGCTAACGCTCTAGCTTCTCCTCCCTAGAGATGACTAAATCAAAGAAGGCCCGTTCCGCCAGGGCCACAGGAAACAATATGGCGGGAAGGAAGATTAAGGGTAGGGGTGACTACAATTCCTCTTTTAATCTTAGAGGTCTAGCTAGGAAGCTAGACCAGACCCTTAGTGCAATACCTAAGGGTACTTTTGCTCGCAAGGGTGCTAAGATAGGATCGAAATTCGGTCCTCTTGGTGCTTTGGCGGGCAAGGGTCTTGGCGCTGGTATCTCGGCTATTACGGGATACGGTAATTATACCGTTCGAAAGAACAGCCTGTCGACCATGTCTACTTCGGTGGACATGATCCCTCAGTTTGTTAAGAACGAACACAGCGTCCGTGTCGTCCATCGTGAGTATATTCGCGATTTGGCTGTCCCAGCCAACGGCACAGCGTTTAATAACAGCTCAGCTGTCATTAATCCGGCCAACAAGGAGATTTTTCCTTGGTTGTCCAACATGGCGAAACAGTACAGTCAGTATAAAGTTCACGGCATGGTCTTTGCTTTTAAGACTATGAGCAGTGATCTTGCCTTAGCTGGCCCTTTAGGTACTGTAATCATGGCCACCAATTACAATGCGGTTGATCGTGATTTTGCCTCCAAGATAGAGATGGAAAATTCGGAATTTGCGGTTTCGACAAAGCCTTCTCAAAGCTTGGTCCATGCTATCGAGTGCGATCCTAAGTACTCCGGCATGGATATTTTATACATACGTGACCCAGCTTACGAGACTGGCGAGACTAGCGATCGCCGGTTTTATGACTATGGCAAGTGGCAATTGGCTACTCAAGGTCTCCCCGGTGCCGCTGGCACAACCTTGGGTGAGATTTGGGTTTCGTATGATATTGAGCTGCTCAAACCTATTTTAGGCGGGGCTACCGTTACCGGGACGTCGTTGATTTCAAAACTTGACGGCTCTCTTGGTGTTGGCTCTGGCGCTGCTCAACCGCCTAGACCTCTACTTATTGATTATGTAGGTCAGGATTCCGCGACTACGCCCGGGTTTACGTATGAACTCGGTCCTATTGTAGTTGCATCTACTAGTGGCGACACCTTGTTGGAAGGCCCCGTTGTCTCCTATTCGGGAGGTTCGGGTGCCGCCAATACGGTCGTTCTTCGCAAGAACGGTCTCTATGTTGTCGAATACATCCACCAGTATTCCACCACTGCGACTGCCATCACTCTGGTGGCCTTGAATTCGATTCCGGGGCCTCCTACATTGACGGCTACTAACACCAACCGTGCTACAAACACTGTTGTCCCTAACATTGTTGATTTTCCTCACGCTTATCCAGCTGGGGTAACCAACAGAGGCCTTACCTTTAGGTTTAAGGTCAACGTTAGTGGAATTGTTAACGCAAGTGATTTCGTCACGTTGCTTCCCAGCACCTGGATTATGAGTACCACGAACCAGGTGGCGTTTATGCGCCGCTCAGTCAGGGTCACCTGGCAGGCGTTTGGTTACAACGACGAGATTTCGACGTTTGTCCAGGCTAACGCCTAGGCGGACGTTGCAAGGCAAGGGGGTAGGTGATCCCTACCCGGGGGCGTGATCGACCCTCCCACCCCAGAAACGGAGAAGGAAAACTCAGGTTAAACCCTTTCCTAGGGACGCATACAACTGCGTCACCACGAGCAATTGTTGC